GCGAAGCGCGTCATGCTGGGCGGTAGCGGAAAGGTGCCGGCAGTTCGTGTGCTCGACATCGAGCGCGTCGTCGAAGGCAAGGTGACGCGCCACGAGCTGCGCCCCGACCTCTACCCGATCGAACAGGCTGCGGCATGAGCGCAATCTGGTCCCCGCTTCCCGGCGCACAATTCCGGTTCTTGACGTGCCCGATCTACGAGGCGCTGATGCACGGCACGCGGGGCGGCGGCAAGACGGATGCGCTGCTGATGAGTTTTGCACAGCACGTCGGCAGGGGCTGGGGCCAGCACTGGCGCGGTGTGCTGTTCCGACTCACCTACCCGCAACTGGCGGACGTGGTGGCAAAGAGCCGCCGCTGGTTCGTGCAGATATTTCCAGAGGCGCGGTTCAACAAGGCCGACTACTACTGGGAGTGGCCGACCGGCGAAATGCTGTTCTTCCGCTACGGCGCCACCGAGGACGATTACTGGAACTATCACGGGCACGAATACCCGTGGCTGGGCTTTGAGGAGCTGACCAACTGGCGCGACCTGTCGTTCTACGAGGCCATGCACTCGACCTGCCGCAGCAGTTATCCCGGCATGCCGCGCATGGTGCGCGCCACCTGCAACCCGTTCGGCAAGGGCCACGGCGCCGTGAAGGAGCGCTTCCGCCTGGGCCAGGGTGGCGTGCCATCGGGCCACGTCATCCGCGAGGACGACGAGAAGCCACGGGTGGCGATCCGCTCCAGCATCTTCGAGAACAAGGTGCTACTGGCCAACGACCCGGACTATCTGGCCACCCTGCAGGCGCTGAAGGACCCCAACCGGCGCAAGGCGTGGCTGGAGGGCGACTGGGATATTCATGTGGGCAGTTTTTTCGACAGCGTGTGGAACGCCGCGCGGCATGTGATCGAGCCGTTTCCAATACCTGCAAGCTGGAAGGTGTGGAAGGCCATGGATTGGGGCTATGCGGCCCCGTATTGCGTGCTGTGGCTGGCGATGGACCCGGACGGCTGCATTTACGTCTGGCGCGAACTGTACGGCGCGGGCGAAAAGGCGGGCGAGGGCAGCAGAGAACCTGCTGATGCGGTTGCGCGCAAGATCAAAACGGTCGAGCAGCATGACGAGCGGCTGGGTTACGAATACCGCATGAATCTGGCCGACCCGGCGATTTTCTCGAACGTGGGCACGATGCAAACCATCGGCGGCATTTTCCGGGCGCATGGCGTGCGGTGGCAGGAAGCGTGGAATGGCACGGGCTCGGTGGCAAACGGTGCGCAGGAAATCATGCGCCTGCTGGCCGAAGACAAGCTCAAGATTTTCAGGACGTGCAGGCATTTGATTCGCACCCTGCCAGCGCTGGGCCCGGATGAGACAGACCCCGAGAAGTACGACAGCGATGGCGAGGATCACGCGGCCGACTGCCTGCGCTATGGCGTGATGCGCCGCCGCCGCAACCCGGACGCCGAACAAAAATCCGATGATGCCGACGAGCCGACGACAAAATCCGAAGCAGGATATATTTTGAAAGTTTGAAATGTTCACAGCAGACGAAAAGCCACGCGCCGAAGCGCGCGAAACACCGGCGACGGATCAATTGGCGCAGAAGTGGGGGCGGCGTATCGAACAGGCTCGCAAGCACTGGGACAAATTCCACAAGCGCGTGCAGCACAACCGCAAGACCGTGGCCGGGTTCGACTGGACTGCCGACCCGCGCAGCCCCGAGTTCTACAGGCCGCGGGCGAATTTGATTCATGGCACCATCACCGCGCTGCTGCCTGCGATCTACGCTCGCAACCCGGAAATCAGCGCGATCCCGCTCTACAAGGCGGACAACCTCAAGCTGTTCTGCAAGACGCTGGAGACCGTCACCAACCGGCACCTCGACCGCGCCGACCTCAAGGGTAAAGCCAAGGCCACGGTGCGGGCTGCACTCACGACCAGCTTTGGGATCGTCAAAGTGATGTACCAGCGCGACATCAAGCGCGACCCGATCATCCAGAGCCGCATCAACGACACGCAGGACAACATCGTGGCGCTGGAGCGCCTGCTGGCCGAGCTCAAAGACCCGGCGCAGCGCGGCGATCTGGAGGCCAAGCGCGCAGAGTTGGAGCAGATGGTGGGCGCACTGGAAGAGCAGGTCGAAGTCACGGCAGCAGAAGGCTTGGTGATCGACCGGGTGCTGACCGAGAACCTGCTGATCGACCCAAGCGTGTGCGAGTTCTGGGATTACAAGGACGCTGACTGGCTGTGCCAGATCGTGCCGATGAAGAAGGGCCACGCCGAGGCCGTCTATGGCGTGAAGCTGGACAAGGCCAAAGCCTACAGCGACGGCAAGCAAGGCGCAAAGGATGGGCGATTCGCCAGCGCATCATCTGCGGGCGCAGACGATGACAGGCAGATTGCCGTGCTGGAAATCTGGGACAAAACCACGCAGCGCGTGTACACGATGGCCGATGGGTGCGATCACTGGCTGCGCGAACCCTACAGTCCGCCCAAAGCGGGTGAGCGCTGGTATCCGTTTTTTCTGCTGCCGTTTCAGGTGGTGGACGGCCAGTTTGTGGCTCCATCGCTGGTGGACTTGACAGAGAAGCTGCAGCACGAGCACAACAAGGCGCGCGAGCGGTTCAACCAGCACCGGGATCTGTGTTTGCCAGGGTGGATTGCCGGGGGCGATATCAGCGAAAAGAGCATCAAGCGCTACAGCGACAGCGCCATTGGCGAAATCACGATCATCGACACCGAGGGCCGGCCGCTCAATCAGACGATCATCCCGCGCCAGCATCCGCCCATCGACGCCGCGGTGTACGACACCAGCGCAGTGCGCTACGACTGGGAGCAGGTGACGGGGCTGCAAGACGCGGCCCGCTCGACCATAGTGAAGGCCAAGACCGCGACCGAGGCTAACATCCTGCAGCAAAACCTCAGCGGCAGGGTGAACGAGTTTCAGGATCAGGTGGAGGACTGGCTGCAGGAGATCAGCCGCTACGCCGCCGAGGTGCTGCTGCAGGAACTGACGCCTGCGCAGGTTGAGCGCATCATGGGGCCGCCCGAGGTGCAGGTGATCGAGACCGGCGGCATGCCCATGCAGGTGGAGGTCAAGCCCTACGACTGGCCCGAGCTGTCCCGCGAAGAAGTGTTTGACATGATCGAAATGAAGATCAGGGCGGGCACCACTGGCGCGCCAGACAAGATGCAGCAGCAGGAAGCGTGGTCACAGGTGCTGCCGATCGTGCAGGGCCTGATCACGCAAATCGTCCAACTGCAAGCCGCCGGGCAGGACACGGAGCCGCTGGCGCACCTGCTGCGCGAGACCGTGCGGCGCTTCGATGAGCGACTGGAGGCGGAGCAGTTCATCCCCAAGAAACCCGCCATGCCAGCGATGCCAGGCATGCCAGCGGGAATGCCAGCCCCGGCTGTGTAACATTCCCCAACCACCAACCACCAAGGAACCACCATGCCCATCTGGAAGCAACGCCTGTTTTCGCGCTTGATGATGCCCGCCGACGATCAAGGCGGTGACCTGGGAGGCGGCAGCGCCACCGAGGCCGCGATTGACGCGATCGGTACCGAGGCGCCAGCCGACCAGCCTGCAGACACGCCAGCCGAAGCGCTCGCCGGCGACGACCAGCCGCAAAATGATGAGGGTGCCGCACCAGAAGCAGGCAAGTCCAAGCTGGCCGCCATGCTGGACGAGCTGACCGAAGACCCCAACAAGCCGAAGCCCGAAGCCAAGGCCGAGGGTAAGCCAGCCGACCATGTTCCTGACGCCAAGAAAATGGTCGAGGACAAGCCCAAGGCACCCGAGCAGGAAGAGGCCGAGCTGTTGGAGGGCGTGAAGTCCGAGCGCGGCAAAGAGCGCATCAAGCAGGTGTTTGCCGAGAAGAAGCATCTGGAGCAGGAAATTCACAGCTTCCGTGAGATGGTGAAGTCCACCGGCATGAGCCCGCAGCAGTTCGCCCAGACGCTGGAGTTTGGCCGCCTAGTAAGCAGCGGCGACGAGAAGAACCTTCGCGTGGCACTGGAAATGGTCGAGAGCCAGCGCGCCATGCTGTACCAGAAGCTGGGTGTTGAAGCGCCCGGCGTGGATCTGTTGCAGGGCCATGATGACCTGAAGCAGGCCGTGGACAACATGGAAATCACCCGCGAGCGCGCGGTGGAACTGGCCAAGTTCCGCAAGCAACAGCAAGACGCGCAGCGGCACCAGCAGGCGCAGCAGCAGACGGTGCAGCAACAGCAGGAGTTCCAGCAGCAAGTGCAGCAAGCCACGCAGTCGATGGAAGCCTACTTGCAGACGCGGGCCGCCGAGGTGGATCACCCGGCGCGGATCAAGGTGATCATGGAGCATTTCAAGAACCCGGCCAACCTGCAGAAGTTCGTGAGCACCTACCAGCCGCATCAGTGGGCGGACACGGTGCGCCTCATGTACGACGGCATCCACATCCCGCGCCAAGCCAGCGCACAGCAGCAGCCGATTCGCTCGCGTCCGGCCACCCTGGGCGCACCAGCGGCCAGCGGTACATCGCCGATTGACCGAATCGCGCAACGCATGGAAAGCATGGGCCTTTAATTCAATTCGCGCACCTAAAAAAAATCCGTTGAGGGGTTGACACCCTGCAATAATCCATTTGCCAGTGCTGCATCGCTGTGCTGACTGGTCCGTG